TATTAAAGTGCCATCCTTCCCCTTGAACCTCACGGTTAACAGAATCAAGGATTGAAAGTGCCGTAGCAATCTCTGGGTTAGCGATGTCGAGCGAGACCACAGGCGCCTGCCCGATGCCGGTCAACATTTGGTTGATAGCTTGGAGTTGGGTTGTCATTGTTCGGGACAGGTAATTAAAGAAAAAGGGGTAAGTTTTAATAAACAAACCCCTTATTAAAAGAATCAGACGTTCCTAAAGGAACCGGCAACGCCAACACGCACAGCGCCCGCACCGTAAGCCAGACGGCCCACGATAACGTCGCCTTGGTAGATCACCTTGGTGTCAGCACCCGTGGTCTGAACGCTGGGGCCAATGGCCTCAACAACGCCAGCAGCGTCACGGTGGAAGATCAAGCCGCAGCTGTTGGTAAAGTCAGAAGCAATACCGTAGCTGTTGTTTTCGCCGGTAACGGCAGCAGCGTCGATAGCAGTGCCAGAAGCCGAACCATACTTCCCAAGGAAGGGAATGTTGTTGGACTTCTTGATCTTGATACCAGCAATCTCGAACAGGCCGTCGCCAGTGTTCATAGAACCCTGGGTGTTGCCATACTCACGATAGAGGATGTTGGTGTCAACCTGAGAGATCAGGGCATAGTACTGACGGGGGGACAGCACAGCCACGCGACCGTCCTTAGGAGCAGCCACTTCGTCAAGACGGGCAGCAGCTTCGAAGAAACCATCAACGAGGGCCTGAGCATCATACTCTTTGTTGGAACCCAGGTTGATCTGGAAACCACCAGGCTCGCCGGTTACAGCAGCCGAAGCAGAGGAAGCTTTGTCAAGAACGCGGAAGATACGGCGATCATAGAATTCAGCCAGGCTTTGACCGATCTGACGGGCAATAGGACCACGGATGTCATACTGGCTCATGATCTCGTCAAGGTTATCGACGAAAGCAGAGGCGACCAGCAGGTCATCCAGAGCGATGGTGGTCTCGGCTGCGGGAGGATTGCCCGAACCAAGGATCGCCACGCCAGGCGTACGATAGCCTGCGCTAATGCGACCAGTATGAATGAATTGGGCCTGTTTGCCACCACGCAGAGTCCGGTTCATGACCAGATCTTTGGCGATGGTGCTGTTACGGAAAGCCTCGTAGACTTCACCCGTGAACAGCTTGAGGAAAAGGTTAGTACGTTGGGCGTAAGTGGGCGATTGGCCGCCCGCCTTATTGGCTTCGCCCAGATAAGTTACTGAAGCAGTCATTGTTTTGTTTGGGAATGAAAAAAGTTAATCAGTTCCCTTCTAGAAGGAGTTGTTGCGCTTAAAGTATTCAGTTTTTAGGCAATACTTGTGTTGTATTGGGTGTCCACCGCAGCGGGCCAATACTCCAACCGGTTGGTTTTTTAACGAGGTATCCGTCCTCAATAGAAAAGGGGGTCCGACTCTGAGGTGCCCCCAATCCTGAAATAAAGTGTTAACTAAGTCGTGTTACTTTGATTCTACCAACTCCAGAACCAGTAAGACCGATGACATCAGCCGCACCTTTACTAAGATCTAATGACCTTCCATGAATGTAAGGGCCTCGATCATTTACACGAACCACGGCACACCGTTTGAAACAAACCCGTAGGCGTGTTCCAAAAGGTAGTGTCTTGTGTGCGGCAGTAAGAGCGTGTTGATTGAATCGTTCACCATTAGCAGTTGGATTACCCTGAAAACCAGGACCATACCAAGAACTAATGACGGATAGAGTAGTTAGCAAAGAAAACATGATGAAATTGCAAAGAACTTTAATATTGCTTACAGCGCGTCTTAGGTAAAGGTGGCCTGTCATCCCGACGGTCACCAGTTTATTCTACATCAAGTCGCCTGATGCGGCGAGTTTTTGTTCGATGTCATACCGATAAGCAGGGTCGTTACGGTACCGTGGATCGCTGATAGCGTTGGCTAGTTCAGCATTCGAACGGAACCCCTTGACGGTGCTCTTAGGCGCACGACCAGAGATCTGTTGACCTTCAAAACCCACCGAATCTTTGTACCGTTGATTCAATGCTTGAACGGCAAAGAAAATAGCATCCTTGTTACCACTGTTAACAACGTTGTCATAAGCAGCAACTTCCTCTGGCTTGAGATTATCGGAAGCCCAGGCAAGAGTATCATTGTAAGCATCCTGTCCACCCACAGAATCAACAATAGTTTTGGCAGCATCATCCGAAAGGGGCTGTGCTTTGGCTACTGGGTTATTCTTTTGGAGTTCAAGGTATGCTTCAATGAGTTCCTCAGAAGGCATCTCCTTAAGCTTTTGGATTGTCTCCGGTTTAAGCTCATTATCATTTGAGTAATACTCATCTGATGCTTCCTTGAGAAAGTCAACCCGCTTTGAGACGGGTGATTGCTCTTCCTCTGGAGTAGAGTCAGGGGCAGAGTCCGGGGCAGAGTCAGAAGTGGAGTCATCCTCTACTCCTTCCTCCTTTTGTCCTAGTTTCTTTTGAAGCTCAAGGTAAGCCTTCTCAAGATCCTCTGCTGATTTAAATTTACCAGCATACTGAGTATGATCGTTGGCCTCAAGCTCACTGCGCCGATACTGTTCAAGAGCATCAGCCTCCTGTTTATCGGTTAGATTGCTTCCTACTTCCAGAAGGCGTTGCTCTTCGGTTGCCCGAGCAGCTGTAACATCTGGATCGGTTGCATCAAAAACAATTTCAGACATTTGGTTTAGTGAATGGTAATGGAAACACGGCCAACACCCGGAGAGGTGACTTTTACATCACCGTACTTAAACTGCTCCTTAGGAACAATTACAGTGGGCTCTTCAATCACCTCCTCATCATTGTTGAGGGGGCTGGGGTTGACCTTGTTGGGTTGCTTGCGCGGTTGTGTTGACGACATTTTGGAGTGCTTCGATAGAGCCAGGGTTTTTATCAGGATCCATCATGGGGGCTTTAACAAGTTGCCCTGCTTGACCCATGAGAGAATTGGTCATGGTCATTTGTTGGACCTGCTGCTTCTCTTGCTGACGCTGATCGGCAGTCTTGACCAACTTAAGGGTGTCGATACCTTGAGCAGCAGCAAGACGCTTGACTGCTTCCTCTGGATCGATGTATTGGGCCATCGCCTCAGGACCAAGGGCTTGAGAGATTGTTTGAAGGAACATCATGAGAGACTCACGGTCCTGTCCACGACCAATGCCCTCTAGGCCAGCAATGATGGTTGGGAATACGATTCCCTTAGGAAGTTGAGGTAGTTCTTTCGAACGCTGGAGGGTGAAGATTTTCCGTTGGAGGTACGGGCGAACCAACTCAGTTGTTAGGTTACCATAGATTCCCCCAAGCTGCTCGTTAAGTTCCTGCTGGGTAGCACGAATCTCTTCGGCAGTTGTGCGTTCGCTCTGACGGACAGTCATGATGAGGAATGCCTCAGACAACCGTTGAGTTAGCGACTGGATCATCTGGTAAGCAGAGGAGAAGTCGGCCTGCTTGCTGACCTGAACCGCAGTAACATCCTCAGCACGACCTTGGATAATAGCTCCATTGCCAGCCTTAGCCAGCGTAGAAGGCTTTACAGTAGCAGCGGGACTGACTAGGAAGACTACCTTAGCAGCCGCAGCAGAACCCTCCACCATGGCTTGCATCAGCCCCTCAAGGGACTTCAGATCACCTAGGAACTCTTCAATCCGACCACGACCATAGTCTTCACCATCCACAACATTAAAGCGCAGTGGAAGCCAAGGGGTGGTGGTCTTAGGCGCCTTGCCGTAGGAGTCAGGAAGAATCTTCCCATCTACTTCTTGACGCCAACGCCACTGCCCATCCTTGAGTTTACCCCAAGTGTAAACAGCAGCTTCACCTTCACCAACAGTTACATCAGTACTTGGAGCACTGGTGTTGTCAGCTACATCATTTACATTCCGTGCTTGTTCCGATTGGAATTCACCAGGAAGGAATTGACGATCAATAGATTCAACAGTAACGATCTCGGTGGGGTTACCCTCTCCATCACGGACGACCACATATCGGTCAAGAGGATAAAGTTTAACACCATTTGAACCCATGTAAATCAGGACATTGCCTGTCACGATCACGTGCTTCATTGCCTGGTGGAGGATAACTCGATCCTGTGACTCGGCAATGTTTTGCATGACCACCCGTTCCATTTTGGAAAGAGAAAGGTCAATCTCTGATTTAACAGCAGCACTTAGAGTGGGGTCCAAACTGAGCTTACCATCATTAATCTGAAGCTTGAAAAAAGTTGCGTTCACAGGGAACAAACTTAGCATCAGCTTAGATGCCATGACGTTAACGCCTTTAGCGCCCATGGATTGCCAAGGAGTTGGCAGCTTCTGTCCATTCACTACCCCCGTAGGAGTAAGA